GGGGCGACACCGTGGCAGCATATGACCAAAAGGCAGCGCAAAAACCGCCGACGCGTTAACCGCCTCACTGAGATGTGGCCTGACTTATTCAGCCATAAAGCACCGAAGCCGCTTAAGGTGGGGATATTCGACGACCTGATGCAGGATATCGCCGTCAGGGGGCTGGCATTCGGGCCGGGGGTATTACGTGCGACGCTGGCATCCTATGCGCAGTCTCCGCGCTATTACCGCGCCCTGATAGCTGGTGGCGCACGTTACGACCTGAAAGGCCAGCCATGTGGGGAAGTGACACCACAGGAACAGCAGGAGGCAGAAACACGGCTGATGGTGCTGAATGAGAAGCACAAGCGCCAGCGCCGGGCAGCAAAGGGGGATACATGCCAGTGACATTTGAAGAAGTTCAGCAACATAAAAAGCTTCATGGTTTTGATGATCTGGAAACCACGACAGCAAAAAAATATCGTCGGTTGCTTTCTTCCGATGCGTTATTTTTTGTGGATCATCATGATTTTCTGCGTAGCTCACTGACCGGGGAAATTTTCGCAACCAACCGTGAGCAGATGGAAGCGATGATCGAATATTTGTGGAAAATAAGACGCAGAATGCGGGAGCCAGTGAAACAATAAAGCGATAAAGGCCCGGATTTTTTCCGGGCCTTTTTTCAGGTTTTGTAAATTATTTGTTCGTGGTTGTTCCAGGTTGTTCGGTGATTCTGGTTGATGTTTACATACTGATTTTTATGTATATGTTGGCGTGTGGCACTCAGACGTGAGCCGCCACAATGCCGCCTGACCCCCTGCGCGATGCCGGGTTGATCTGCGAGATGCCGAGAGTGTCGGGCGGCGCTCCCCCCGTGTTGGTTTCACGTCCTGAATCTTAACCAATGCGAGAAAACCTTCATGAAGAAATTAATCGAACTCCGCCAGCAAAAAACCGCCCTGAAAAACCAGATGCGATCCCTGCTGGAAAAAGCCGACAGTGAAAACCGCAGTCTAACCGATGACGAGGGCAAACAGTTTGATGAACTGCGTGCAAAAGCCGATACCCTCGACACAGAAATTTCCCGTCTCGAGTCTGTGGCTGATGAAGAACGTAACCAGCCTGGTGTTCCCGTCGAAGATAAAATCACCAAAAATGAGCTACGCTCTTACATTCTGACCGGGGAAACCCGCAACCTGTCCGGCAGTGTTCCGGCTGATGGTGGTTATACGGTTATCCCGGAACTGAACAGAGAAATTATGCGTCAGCTTTCTGATGAGTCGGTGATGCGTAAAATCTGTACTGTTAAAACCATTCACAGTAATGAATTTAAGCAACTGGTTTCTGCCGGGGGTGCGGTCGTGGGACACGGCGAAGAAGGTGCGGCACGTAACCAGACGGCAACCCCAAAACTGAATGAAGTCAGTATCCGCCTGTATCCGATCTACGCTTACCCGAAAACCACTCAGGAAATTATCGATTTTTCCGAAGTCGATATTATGGGCTGGTTATCTTCTGAAATTGGCGACACTTTCGTTGATACCGAAGAAACGGATCTGGTTTCCGGTGATGGCGAGAAAAAAGCCAAAGGTTTCCTGACTTTCCCGCGCACTACGGATAATGACAAAACCCGTCCTTTCGGTACGCTCCAGACGAAAAAAGTGACTGGCAGTCTCAGCGCCGATATGCTGATTGACCTGAAATTTACGCTGCGCAATAAGTACCGCAAAAAAGCTGTATGGGTGATGAACTCAAATACAGCCGCCTCCGCACAAAAACTGAAAAATGCCACTGGTGATTACATCTGGCGCGATCGTTTACAGGCTGGTGATCCTGATTCTCTGCTGGGGCTTCCGGTTGAATATCTGGAATTTATGCCGGACGGTGTGATTGCAGTCGGTGACTTTAAGCGCGGTTATTTCATCGTTGACCATAAAACCGGTACGCGTACCCGTCCGGATTTCAGCGAGCCTGGATTCATTAACATCTATACCCAGAAATATCTGGGCGGTGGTGTGGTGGATTCGAACGCCATCAAGATTCTGGAAATTCAGGCTGGCAAGTAATGAGCAAAGGGGGCTTCGGCCTCCTTTTTCAGCTTTATGGAGTACACCGATGAAAAACACCGATTTTGAAATCCGTACATCTGAACTGACCGCCAGCGATAAAAAACTGGTGGGTTATGCCGTTCGCTGGAACAGCCTTTCAGAAATTATCTGGGACGAGTTTCGCGAACAGTTCACGCCGGGGGCTTTTGCTGACTATCTGGCGGCGGGTAATGATGTGCGCTGTCTGTATGAGCATGACTATACCCAACTGCTGGGGCGTACCAAATCCGGCTCACTGGTACTGACTGAGGATAACACCGGGCTACGTTTTGAACTGACACCGCCAAATACCCAGCTTGGAAAAGATGTGCTTACGCTGGTGGAACGTGGCGATATTACAGGAATGAGCTTTGGCTTTCGCGCATTATGCGAGGAGTGGAATATCGCGCAAAAACCGTATCTGCGTACTGTAACCGCCGCAGAACTCCGTGAAATCACGATAACATCGATGCCTGCTTATCCCGAATCCGGCGTGGAGATTGCCCACCGTTCGTTGTTTGCACAGTACCCTGAATTACGCCCGGCAGGAAATAATCGTCATCGCTGGGCTGAGCTGGCGGGGTTGTGATATGTGGTGGCCTTTTAGTCGTAAAAAAAGCGATCTGCGTAACCTGTCCATTGATGATTTTCTGGCGTTGTCTGGTGTACCAAATACCGGATCCGGAGAATATGTTTCTGCCGGGACGGCTGAATCATTGCCTGCTGTGATGAACGCGGTTTCTGTCATCGCTGAGGCGGTGGCCACGATGCCGTGTTACCTGTATCTGGTACGCAATGATAAGGGCAGAGAGGCGCGGGAATGGCTGGACAGTCACCCGGTAGATATTCTGCTGAATGAGCAGCCTAATTCGTGCCTGACACCTTACCAGTTTAAACGCACAATGATGCGTCACTGCCTGCTGAACGGTAACGCCTATGCGGTTATTGAGTGGGGGCGGGACGGGCAGCCAAAATCACTTCATCCTTATGCGCCGGGGTGTGTTGTACCGGAACGCACAGGCACACACAAATACCGCTATACCATCACCGAACCCTGTACAGGAACGGTGCGCACGTATTTACAGGAAGAAGTTCTGCATCTCCGCTATGCCTCGGATGATGGCTTTCTGGGGCGTTCCCCCGTCACGATTTGCCGTGAGGCGCTGGGGCTTGGCCTTGCTCAACAGCGTCACGGAGCCAGCATTATGAAAGATGGCATGATGGCGGCAGGGATTATCACGTCAGGTGAATGGCTGGACGGCGTGAAAGGTAAACAGGCATTAGACGCACTGGAACGCTACAAGGGGGCGAAAAATGCCGGAAAAACGCCAATCCTTGAAGGGGGCATGGATTACAGGCAGCTGGGGATGAGTAACCAGGATGCGGAATGGCTGGCCTCCCGTCGCTTCTCCATTGAAGACATCGCCAGGATGTTCAACGTGTCGCCGATTTTTCTTCAGGAATACAGCAACAGCACCTACAGCAATTTCAGTGAGGCGAGCCGCGCATTTCTGACCATGACAATGCGCCCGTGGCTGGCGAACTTCGAACAGCAAATCAAGGCCGCTTTGCTGGTGACTTCTCCCGTACCTGGTACCCGTTATCTGGTTGAGTTTGATTCAGCCGATTTACTGCGCGCCACACCCACCGAACGTTATGCCACGTATGAGAAAGGGATTAAGAGCGGGATCATGAATCCGAACGAAGCTCGCGAACGCGAGGGTATGCCGCCGCGTGAAGGTGGTGATGAGTTCAGCCAGGCATGGAAACAGACTGTGGAAATTAAAGGGAGAAAAGATGAGTGAAGCCAGAATTACACCTGATGAAGTCAGGGCACATCTTCGACTTGATGATGATTTATCCGGTGAAGGCGAACTTCTGAAAATGTATACCGATGCGGCGCTGGAAGCCTGCCAGAAGCATATCGGGAAACGTTTTGAAGACGGGCTGGAATTTACCCCGGCAATGCGTGTTGGTTGCCTGATGTACATCGCTTTCCTGTACGAGAACCGGGAAGCGGTTTCACCAGTGGAGCACTCTGAACTGCCTATGGCTATTTCTGCGCTCTGGTCGGTTTATCGTGATGTGGGGGTGTACTGATGCCGTGGCAACCATTAAGGCGATGCACTGAGCCGGGCTGTAATAAGCGCGTGAAGTCCGGCAAGTGTGAAGAGCACAGACGGGCTGTATGGCGTGCAGAGGATGCCAGACGGGGACACCGCCGCGCGCGCGGGTATTCCCGACAGTGGGACAAATACCGCGCCCTGTACCTGAGCAAAAACCCGTTATGCGTGCGTTGTCTGGCTAAGGGGATTTATACGCCAGCTCTTGTGGTGGATCACATCATCCCCATCAATGGCGGCGGTGATGTTCTCTTCTGGCCTGAGTGGAACCACCAGGCATTGTGCCAGACGTGCCACAACCGTAAGACGACACGGGAAGATCCAGCCACGAAAGCGAACCGTAAGGCGGGCATGTATCGCGAGCAGGAAGAACGGGCAGCACACCGTAACGACTGGATGTATGGCGATGATGACTGAACAGGAGCAAACCAGGCTGATACGTGGACTGATAAGGCAGCGTGACTTATGGAAGACACAGGAGACAGGGCACAAAGCCAACAGGACAGGGCGCACAGAACGCACCACAGCGAAGCAATTAACCGACCGTGACCGCGAGGTCATGGAATGTTGTCGCAATCGCTGGTGAGGCCGTCAGAGGGGGTGGGGGTGGTTTTCAGGACGAAACCGTCCCTGCCGGACACCGACCGCCTCCTCAAATTTTTGTGCACGGGAATTTTTTTGAAAATAATTGGGCGAAAAAAGAACATGGCAAGACCACCAAAAGCCCCCGCTTACCTGGATGAAATCGCGGTCAGGCAGTGGAAGGAAAAATCGCGCCAGCTTTCCGGACGGGAAGACCTTACCCCCGCCGACTGGAGCAATCTGGAGCTGTATTGCGTTAACTACTCCATATACCGCAAAGCCGTCGAAGACCTTGCCACGCGCGGGTTCAGCATTGTTAACAGTCAGGGCAGCGAGAGCAGAAACCCCGCCCTGAGCGCAAAGGCTGACGCTGAAAGAATAATGATCAAAATGGCTTCTTTGCTGGGTTTTGACCCGGTAAGTCGCCGCAGAAATCCACCGGAAACAGAGGAAGAGGACGAGCTTGACCGCCTGGTATGAGTACGCAGAAGGCGTAAAAAACGGCAAAATTACGGCCTGTAAACGACTGAAACAGGCCGTTAAACGGTATTTTTCTGACCTTGAAAACCCCCTTTACACGTTCGATCCGGAGGTCGTGGAGCGGTTTATTGCCTTTTCCAGGGTGTGTCCGCACGTAAAAGGCGCAATGCGCGGTAGCCCCATTGAGCTGGAGCCGTGGCAGCAGTTCGCCTTTGCGTGCATCCTGGGCTTTAAGGTTAAGGCCACCGGACGGCGCAAATACACCAGCGCATTCATTGAAGTGCCGCGAAAAAATGCCAAATCCACGGTCGCCGCTATCCTGGCTAACTGGTTTCTGGTTATGGAAAACGGGCAGCAGGATATTTACACCGCCGCCGTGAGTCGTGATCAGGCGCGGATCGTGTTTGATGATGCGCGTCAGATGTGCCTTTTATCCCGACCGTTACGAAAGCGGGTAAATATTCAGGCACACAAGGTGATACACCCGAAAACCAACAGCCTGTTAAAGCCACTGGCAGCAAAAGCGGCAACCATTGAAGGTACAAACCCGAGTCTTGCCATTGTGGATGAATATCACCTGCACCCTGACAACGGGGTTTATTCCGCGCTTGAACTGGGAATGGGGGCGCGTCCGGAGGGGCTGTTATTTGCCATCACCACATCGGGGAGCAACGTTGTTTCAGCCTGTAAACAACACTACGACTATTGCTGCCAGATACTGGATGGTGAAGAGGTGAACGAATCCATGTTCGTGCTGATTTACGAGCTGGATGATGAAAGCGAGGTTGACGATCCGGCGATGTGGATAAAGGCGAATCCCAATATCGATGTTTCCGTCGATCGTGAAAAACTGGCCTCAACCATCCAGAAAGCGCGGGGTATTCCGTCGCAGTGGGTGGAAATGCTCACCAAGCGATTCAATATCTGGTGTCAGGGGGCTACGCCGTGGATGGGTAACGGTGCATGGGCGGAGTGCGCCGGAACGTTCGCGGAGGCGGATTTATACGGTCAGGAGTGCTACGCGGGGCTGGACTTATCATCAACCAGCGATATTTCCAGCGTGTGCTATGCCTTTCCGGTCGGTAAAAAGATTATGCTGGTTTCCCGTCACTATCTGCCGGAATTTCAGCTACAGAACCCCGCCAATAAAAACCGCGCCATCTATCGCCAGTGGGTAAAGGCGGGCTGGATACGCACAACACCGGGTGACTGCATTGATTATGACCGTATCCGTGATGACATCATGGCGGATGCAGAGAATTTCAATATCAGGCTGGTGGGTTTCGATACATGGAACGCCACGCACCTGAGGACGCAGCTACAGGGGGCAGGATTTGAGGTGGAGCCGTTCCCGCAAACATATCTTCGTTTCAGTCCGGCGGCGAAATCGTTCGAAGTTTTTGTTAACCGGAAGGTGATTGTGCATCGTGGCGATCCGGTGCTGGCCTGGTCAATGAGTAATGTTGTGATGCAGAGTGACGCGAACGCCAATATCAAGCCGAACAAGAAAAAATCATCCAACAAGATAGACCCGAGCGTTGCGGCGCTGATGGCGTTTGGCACATTCCAGGCAGAGCATGAGGAATTTGCATTTGATATGAGCGACAGCCACAAAGAGCGGCTTGCGGCGTTTGATGGGGTATGACGAGAATGAGCGAAACCGAACTACTAAAAATAATCCGCCGCGTTACCGGAATCAGCCAGGAAGCAGGCAAACAGGAGGCCACGCAGCCGGACAGCGTGATAGCCGAAAATTACGCGCGTGTGGTGGCTGAGGTGATGCGCCGTGACGGTATCGAGCTTAACGGCGTGGATATACGCAATATACGCACCAGAGTTCTGGAGTTGTTGTCATATCGTCGCCGCGTGGAGATGTACCAGGAGAAAGAAAAAATTACTTACCACTGGAAGAAGCCGGAGCGGTTGCGGCGGTAACTGGTTGATATTCCCGACGGTCCAAAAATGGGTTGGCTACACCCCTCACAACTACGACATTTTCGCAGTTTAATTAATGGTCAGCTTAATCGCTAACCCGCTGATATTTTCGGAAACCTCAATTTGAGGAAGTCGGCGCGGTAACTGTTTGATATTCCCGATAACGCAAAATTGCGCTGGATGAATGAACATTATGATTACTTATGATTACGCAGATGATTAAGGCCTAACCCGTTGATTCTTCCACAATCCCCCATTGGGGGAGGCTGGGCGGCCTGCTGTGGGCTTTTCCACCATTGGTGGAAAGGTGCAGATCTGAATCATCATTACGGTGATCAAGGGTATGTAAAACCCACCAGCCTGATTGACATTTAACCGGAAAAAAAGCCAGGTAGCCCCGTTATGGGGATCCCCATATCGACATTAACGCCCCTCATGAATTGGCGTGCTTTCCCCTGGAAAGATGACCCGCCTGTATATTTCTTGTGTCTATTTGTTCCACGTTGTTTCATACAGTGCACCGAACGGTGTAGTTAATGGTGTAGTTAATTTGCGATTTTTGGCACTTTCTGCAGTGCAAATTATTTAATCAAATCAATGGCTTATCTTAATATAGTGATAAAAGGACATATTTATTCATCTTTCGGCGTAGAATGCTGGCGACCAAAAATCACCTCCATCCGCGCACCGCCAAGCATGCTATCTCCGGCGACGATTTTACCCTCATATTGCTCGGTGATTTCGCGGGCTACCGCCAGCCCCACACCTTGCCCAGGGCGTAAAGTATCAACCCGTTGACCACGGTCGAAAATGACCTCTCGCTTGCTTAATGGAATACCGGGGCCATCATCCTCGACCACAATATAGAGATGCTCGTCGGTTTGCCTTGCAGAAATTTCGACAAACTCGAGGCAATATTTACAGGCATTATCCAGCACGTTGCCCATCACCTCGACAAAATCGTTCTGCTCACCGACAAAGCTGATCTCTGGCGAAATATCGAGAGAGATATTGACCCCTTTGCGTTGATACACTTTGTTCAGCGCTGAGGTGAGATTGTCCAGCAGTGGGGCGACCGGATGCAGCTCGCGGCTGAGCAATGTCCCGCCGCGCATACTGGCACGATGCAGGTAGTAGCCAATTTGCTGTGAAATGCGGCTGATTTGCTCCAGCATTACCGGCTCAGCATCACTGACGCTCATCTTTTCACTACGCAGAGAACGCAGCGTACTTTGCAGCACCGCCAGTGGCGTTTTCAGACTATGGGTCAGGTCGGTGAGCGTCGTACGGTATTTGTCGTAACGTTCGCGTTCACTTTTTAACAATCGGTTCAGGTTTCGTACCAGACTGGTCAGTTCTCGCGTTGTGGCTGGATTGAGCAATTCGCGGTTATGTTCTTCCAGTTCGCGGACTTCTTTTGCCAGGGCTTCGATGGGGCGTAAACTCCACCAGGCGGCGACCCACAGCAGCGGGATCACTAACAGCAGATTGGCTGAGAGCACATAGATAAACCAGCTCCAGACCATATAGGAACTTTTTAGCTCCACCGGAATGGTATCCACCACCACAATGGTTAACTTTGGCATTCGCGATGTTGCCGGGTAGACGTTTACCGCCACCGAGTGGGTCATCTCCGCGTCGTCGTCATCTTCCCGCACTTCCTGCAACTGTTGCTGTATCGAATGATCTCCACTCAGCAAGAGGCTGGTATCGTTAACATCCGCTTCAATTTCATGAAAACCATTCGATTTCAGCCAGTCAGGCTGGATCATCTTCATCAGCCAGGGCACGTCACGTTGCGCCCATAAAAGCTGCCCGTTCTCATCATAAATTAGCGTCATGGTGGGGCTTTGCTTGTCGATATTTTCTGGTAACTCGACATGCAACTTATTGTTTTCCCACTTCGCAAGGGTATAGAACAGATTGCTTTCGCCACGTAACAGCCGAAACGTAGTTTTATCGAAACTGACGCTATAACCGATCAGCGCGACCATTCCGTAGGCAAGCGAAAGCACCAGTACTACCGCTGCCGTTGCCAACAGAAAACGTACCCGCAGCGAGAGCGGGAAAAAAAGACGCAGTAATTTTTTCAT